GAACAGGATGTAAGTAATACCATTGGTCCAAAAACATCTAACGTTTAACCACGAGCTTCTATGTAGCTCTCATAGCATTTACCTATTTTAAGCTATTGTATAAATGTTTATTGGCTTTTCTTTGCCTTTTACATGGATAGAGTCTAACTTTTGGTACATCGTACCATTATAATTCTTAATAGTTTCTTCACCTATAACTAAATCCTTACCTACAGTCTTACAACTAGACTCTAAACGAGCTGCTAAATTTACAGCATCACCTATAGCTGTGTAATCAAACCTAGTATCGCTTCCCATATTACCTATCACAGCATCACCTGTATTTACACCGATACCTATATCAATATCTAAATCTGATTCTTTCATTTTAGTTTTTATTTCTAACGCTGCTAAGATTGCTTGATGTTCATGTTTCTTTAAATCCATAGGTGCATTAAATATAGCCATCATTGCATCGCCTATATATTTATCTACCATCCCACCATACTTTTTAACTGCATCAGCTTGGATAGTTAAAGCTTTGTTCATAATCTCTGTGACTTCTTCCGGTTCTAACTTCTCTGATAAACTTGTAAAGCCTCTGACATCTGTAAATAAAAAGGTACATCTTCTTCTTTCACCACCTAATTTTAAAAGCTCTGGATTATTCTGTAATCTTTTAACTTGTGCTGGGTCAAGGTAATGTTCAAATTGTTTTTTAATTTGTTGACGTAGTTTAAACTGTGTCCTAAAATTAAGATAGAATTGTTGAGTTGCAATAAGTGTCATACTTATCATACTCCATGTAACGTCTATCAAGTATCCAATAGAAATAAAGTAGTATCCTAAATATGCGATTGCAGACATTAAGATACCAAATGATATAACACCATAGGTTACACCAAGATAAGACAGCAGGAACGCTGTGAGTAAGCCTGAGATACATAATATAAATAGCTCAGTCAACAATCTCGTATCAGGAATATTAGGAGTATCCAATAACATACTTTCCGATAGGGCTGCTTGAATCTTATGTGGTTCTAATAAACCTGTAGGTGTTGCAAGTTGTGGTGATATTCCTTTAGCTGTAAATCCTACGAACACAAACTTGTTAGCAACATTCATTTCTTGTATTGTAGTTTGTGGTGTATCAACCCAACTAATCCATTTACGACCAAGACTATCTGTAGGTATTGGATTTAATCCTCTTACTCTTATCATCTCAATACCATTTGGATTTGTTACAATCTGATATGTCTTACCTCCACCAAGTATCTTCAATACTTCTGTGCCAAAGGAAGCAACCCATCCTTCTGGTGTTTGTTGTAGTAAAGGTATTCTTCTTACAAGATTATCTATATCAACTGGAGCAGAGATAGCACCTTGACCTGCAGACTGTTTAAACGTTGTTATGTTCTCTATGAATCCTCCGGCTTTCGGTAAGTTTACATCTGGTCCTTTAATAACTGTACCATGTGTTGCAGGATATAAACCATTATCTAACTCTGGCATACCTATAACAGATGGAGAACTTTGTAAAGCTATAGAGAATGCATCATCTCCTCCTAGTCTATCCGGATGTGGAAATAACATGACCCATCCTACACCTAAAGCTCCTGCTTCTATTAATTGATTATGTATATCAGCTAATCTTTGTCTGGGTAAGGGGTATCCTCCCTCATCATTCAGGTCTTGTTCGGTAATGTTTAGTATAGAAAAATATCCAGTAGGTTCTGGAGTTTGTACGAAAGTATCAAAGGTCTTAAGCCTAAGTATTTCTAAAGGTACAGAGTTAAAAAGTAAAGGTACAAGTAAGAGTCCAAGTAAAGGTAAAGACCACTTCATATTAATTTCCTTGAGTTATTGTTATAGTAGAGTCACCCCCACCATTCACCACAATCTGTGTGCTCTTGCCATTCTGTATTAGTATGACAGTATATGAACCACTCTTGTCTAAATCTAATCTAACAGTATCTTCTAAAGCTTTATAAAAAGTTATAAGATTGTCTGTGGAAAAAGTATTGATTTGAGTTTCTTGGTCAAACCCAAATGATGTACCTTTTAAATCTATGTCTGTTTTTAATAGTGTGTTTGTATTATCTAATTCGTTTATGTCTTCAATAATATTTAGTAGGTCTTCTAAAAAATTTACATCAAGATAATTTATATCTAACTCTGTAAACTCTAACTCATCACCTGCTAAATAGTCCTGCTCTAAATCGTCAAAATCGAGATAATCAATATCAAGAACATTACTTGAACTACTACCTCCGTCTTGTCTTCCTGCAACTTCATTCTCCTTTGGTTTACTTACAATCAACATGTTATCAATTAACTCAAGTGTCAAGTCAAGGATAACTGGTTTAGTGGGTGCAGCTTCAAACATTGAAACTGTTGTAGCTTGGTAAGGCTTGTTAAGTACAACCTCTCCCATAGCTGTAGCAACTACAATCTCTCCACTAGGTAGACCTTCGTTGTCAGGTAATAAGATAACTAAACTGCGACCTAGTTCATCTACAGTCACAGTAAAATCAGTCCCACGAATACCTATCGTAGCACTTGGAGTTTTTATAAATATGTTTTGTTTATCTATAGTTGCTAGTTTTCCTGTGATAAATCTTGCAGTACCACTAGCAAACTGTAGAGCCATCTTAGATTTAGATGGGTCAGGGTCATATATAAACTCATCAATTATGAGTTCAGAATGTTCAGTCAATCTAACTTGACTATCATCTAGAAACGTAATGCCCACTCTCCCATTAGAAGTTTGGACATTATCGTAACTATTTATGTTGAAAGATAATGAAGCTTCGTAAGTATTGTCTCTTACAACTCTACCAAAACCTTTAAGTTCTGTAATGCTGCCTATATCAGCAACCGACTGCTGTTCCCCCATCGTTCTGGATGACACAAACAGTACCACTAGAACCAGTAGAAAGTATCTTAAGCCAATCATTATCCAATGTACTCTGTTGTTGTATGTTAAATGTTCTAGAACTTCCTGTCTGGTCTAAGTAAAAGTAACCACCTGCATAGCCTTGTCCATCAAAGCTAACCGTGTTTGAATCTCCATCAATATCCATATACGATGTACCACCATCATAATCAATATCAAAGTCAATCGTGTTACCTGAACCATTGATTATCCAATCAAGGTCTGTATTACTAGCCATAGCACTTGTCGCTAAGTCAAGCGTAAAAGTGTTAGTACTTCCAGTTACATCAACATTTAAGTTAGAACTATCTGCTCCGTATGTGTTTGTAGGGTCTACTTGAATTGTGAAACTATTACTGTCTCCATCAAACTCAAAGAAACCTGTCAAACTATCAGCAAGAATATCTCCTAAGAACTTATTAGTATCACCAATTTGATTGATGTCTAATGTCATACCAGTTCCATCTAAATCAAGAGGTGTTAAAGTACCGGCTACGGAATTTAAACCTCCAATAATATTAGCAGAACCGAGTTGCTCTAAATCAAGATTTGCTGTAGCACCAGATTGCTCAACGTATATTTCATTATCAGCAGCATAAATACCTAAAGATATTATAGCTACTAAACTTAATATTATTTTATTCATATTCCCAATAGCCTCTCTCTATTCCTATATTTATTATATTTAATACTCCTGTTTCTATTGCCTTTTGTAAAGCTATAGAGACAGATTCATTCTCAGCTACACCACCTTCTATTTCTACCAGCTCTGTTTGCTGCTCAATAAAACGAAATATATCCTGAGAAATACTTGTTGATAAAATGCTCTTGGTCACTAACGTTTCCATTAACACTTCACCAGTTGATACAGAAACTAATCGTAGTGATATTGTAACTGTATCTTCTCTGTATTGTTTACTGTTACCTATTCCTAAATAACGAGCACCCAATCCACCAGACTTTAGATTAGCCTCATATGAGACTACTCCACCCTGAACTAACAATCCTGCAAAGAGCAGGGGTTTTAATTTATTATCTTCTTCAAACTCTTTACGAGTACTTCTAATAAGTTGTCTTTCTTTTGTAAGGTCATCTAATCCTACACGTTCTACAACTCTAAAAAACTTACCATGTGCAGTATGTTTAAACGCCCTAATTAAAAATGCTTCGGGTGCTTGAGTAATAGCTGTACTAAATAATGCAAAGGTACTATTACTTCTACGCTGCCCTGTTAAATCTTTAAAACTATTTGGGTATATAGCTATCGTTGGCTGAACTTTTGCTGCTGGTAAATTTTGTAAAGTTTCTGATTGTAGCTCTAGGATATATGGAGACTGTATTTTTTTTGTTAATACTAAGTCGTCATTCTCATTTAGAACAGCACAACTAGAAAGTAAAACTGCCAATAGGCAACTGAATAACCGTGACATTTCCATCTGCATCCGTAATTGTAAGTGTTATTATATCACCATCACTTGTGTAAGAAATGGTATTCCCTTCAAGTTCTATAGTACCTTCTGTACTAGGATTCTCCCCAAATAAATTCTCTACTAATTGTCTTGACAGTTGTGCATAAATACGAGACTCCAAGTTTCTTATAAATCTTGCAAGTGTTGTATTTTCTTTATCTCTTTTAATTTGTTCTTGTAAAGCTTTTAACTCTTCTTTAATAGTCATCTTACGATTGAACTCTTGGTTTTCTATTGTAAGATAATGTGAGCTAGTATTGTTACCATTGAAAGATGGTGACTTAAACTTGTGTATCATTTCATCTGCCATACTATTAACAGACCAAAACATAATTAACATAGACCAAAAGAATATGCAAAACTTGCAGTTTCTAATAGCCTTGTCGCTTTTAAATGTAGGTATTAATTTCATATTAAAATACTGTACTTATTAATAACATAGATACACCCATAAATCCTAACACACAAACCTGTATTATAGAAGCTATTGTAATTTGTTTCATAGGATGTACGTCTACAATTTTTTCTATCCAAGTTTCACTAGGAGCAAGATTTACCACTTGTAAAATTTTCTTGTTAGTCTTTTCGTTGGTCATCTCTATCTGCTTTCGCAATCTTATCTATCTCTATAAGGTTTGGTGTACCTAATAAAGTTTTAAGTAGAACATCCTGTCTAATACTTTGATTATCCATTGCTCTTACTCTGTCTATTAAACTAACTATGATACCATATTGACTATCTAGTTTAGTTGATACTCGTTCTTCCATCGTATCTAAACTTGCTTGTACTTTATCATCTAAAGTATCTAGCTTTGTTTCCATACCATCAATAATTCTGTTGATAAGTTTCCATATAAACAAACCTAACCCTAACGCTGCTGCGATTGGAAAGCCTACCTCGTTTATTAAACTTATAACTTCAGCCATTCTTTGTACCTAAAATAATCCCTACGTTCTGGACACCAATACCAGCCTTTAGGATGTGTTGTTTCTTCTTCTGTCTCTTCCTTCTTCTTGTCCTCGTACCAATGACTTCCACCGTCTTCCATTAGTCTTTGTTGGTGTTTGAAGCACCGAAGTAAAAGCTAATAACAGCACTAGCAAGACCACCAAGATAACCTAATACTAAGTTAATTAAAGCTTCTGAGTTCTGCTCTGGTGGTTGAAGGGTAACTAAAAATATATAACCCATGAATCCACCGACTACAGCTATACCCATAATACGAGCTGTCCAATCTTTACTAAATTTATTTCTAGCATCTTGACCATCAGCTACTTCTAATTTAAATACATCAACGTCAAGCTCTTTCATCTGTACTTCAAAATCATTCTCAGCTTTTTTAAGTTCTAGCATTTGTTCAGGAGTAGCTTCTGCTACAGCCTTCTCTATTGCCTTTGGATTGTTAGGACATCCTAAAACATCAGCTATCATATTAGCTGCCATGCCTCCCATTGGTCCACCTAATGCAGTCCCTAATGTAGGTGCAACAGCTCCAACTATGTTTTTTAATAATGCTTTCATTTCATACTCCTAATACCATATCTTGTAACTCTTTACTACGTCTACCAACTTGACCAAACCAACGACTGTCTTCCATTTGTACAGCCATTTCTTTCCAGTCATGTCTTCGACAAGCTCTTAACATATTTTTAAATTTGGCAAGTCTAGAACCACCAAGATTAAAACACATATTAACGATAACATGTTGTATGTCTTCTGGTAATCCATCCCAGTCTTCGTTTATTCCAAATACATGTTTCGCTTCTATGTAATGTTTTTTAAAATCTTCTTCGTAATACATATCTACAACTTCTTGTGATACTTTAGTTCCTACTTCCCAATCATATTCAGGGTCTTGAGGCTGACATAAATGTCCTATACCTAAAGTCTTATATCCTAAACTATCTTCGTAAATCTCTAACACTTCTCCTTCGTGTCTTTTGATTTGTTCTTTGCATACATCTATGTTCATCCTAATAAATCCTCCATTTGGTCTGAATATGGTAAGCCTGTGTTAGGGTCTCTCCTATCAGCAGGGTCTTCTTTTGTATATGGTACTTTAAAATCTCCTTCAACTAATCCACCTGTAGAAAAAGTAGAAACTCTTAATGGAGGTTTAGGTTTACTTTCTTTTTGTTTGTTATTTTGGACTGTAGTAGGGTCTAAATTTCTAACTGCTTTCTTAATTTCTTTATATCCTTCTGGATTAGTAGTCTGAAGTAAACCAATAGCAGGTACTTTATCTAAAGCTACAGTTAATAATCCTTCATTTCTAGAAAGTAAATCAAGTATATCATTTACAGCCGGACCAGTAAAGTTTTTTGTTAAGGCAAAAATAAGATTGTTATATTCTACATCTTGACTAGCTCTATAAGATGATTCAACTGGTCCTAGCATACCTGTTCTGAAGGCTGCTTTTAACACTTCATTACTTAGACTGCTATCAAAAGGACCTTTAGTTTTTCCTTCTTCTATATCTTCTAGATTCTTACCACCAGTTCTTAATGTGTTACCAAACATAGCAATACTAATCATCGTTGCTGCACCCATAACAACACTTGGAGTAGAATGAATACTACCACTTCTTATATCCTTAGTTACTTCTCTTACTGCATTTTTTACTACGGTATTACTAAATGCTGTAGGGAATCCCATTAAACCAAAAGCCCATCTTGTTGAAGGCATAGAATGCCATAGTGGTTTTTGATTAGCTGCAGCAGTAGGATTCATAATAACTTCGTCTACATATCGTGCAGCACTAGGTAAAAAAGTTTCATCATAAAATTTACTTGAAGGTTTTCCTCCAGCCAATACCCACTTTTTACCATCATTAACATTTACTCCTAGTTCTTTTAATTCATTTTCTAAACGTAAAGTTTTCTTTGCATTCAATCTTTTATTAGTAGCTAGTTCAAATAAATTGTCATACATTTTAGATTTTGCTACATTAAAACTTGTTAGCTGCACAAATCGTGTCCAATCATGTAATAAATTTATTTTAAAAAATTTGTTTTGTGCTTGAGTAGCTCTTCTTCCAAACCCTTGTCCATACATAGCAAGTGACCTATCTTCTCCAGCTCTGTCAAGTGCTCTATTAAATCTATTTAATTCTTTTAAAGCTTCAGGTCTATTATCAGCAAGGTCTTTTTTAACAACATCATTCCACCACATTTTACGATATTTATTTCCAGACTCAAATAACAATCGTATACCACCATCACCTAAGTTATCTTCGCCTTTTCCTTTTTGTAAAAACTTTTTACCTGCTCCTCTAACTAAAGTTACAGCAACTTCTGATAAACTTGTTATGGTTGCTAACGGTAAAAGTGCTAATTGATTTCCAACAATAGCTACATCAGCTAGTGCTCGTAGTGCAGCATTATCAATACCAGCAACTTGACCAGTTGTAACTAGATAAATATTTTCTAAAGTTTTAATTTCTTTTGAAGTTAATTCATTACCTTTCTTTTGTAAATCTCTAGAAATAGGAACAATAAATCGTTCACCAAATTCGTTTAAGTCTTCACCTAAATGTATTTTTCTTTGAACATAACCACCGGCTTGTTGTATATAATCATGTATTAAATTTTCTACATTATTATCCAAATAATTACTAATTTTTGTTTCATCTATATTAGTTAATTTTCTTTCTTTTGTCATTTTTGGAACTGATTTAGAATAACCAACTTGTCTAGCTTGTCCTCTTCCTAACGTGACTAATTCAGTATAACTTTTACCAACCATAGATGTAGGATTAATAATATCTTCTAGAACATCTCTTACTTCTTGATTTGTTTTAAATCCTTCAGCTCGTTTTAATTCTTTAACTAAATCTCCTTCAATATTCTTATCTAAATTTTTAATTTCTTGTTTAACAGCATTATAGTCAAAGCCTCTAGGTAAATAATTTTTTACAAATCCTAAATCTAATCCAGCATCTACTCCATCTTTCCTAATTTTACTAACTATGCTTCTAATTTGACTACCGGCTAATGCTATTTCGTTTGTTGTTTTTTCAGTCATGTTAAAAGCTTTTTCTAAGGAAACTCTTTTACCATCAACATCAACTGTTTTTCTACCTGTCCTTAAATAATAAGCTAATGCATCGTTTGTTTCATCAGCAATTCGTTGATATTCTAATCGTGTTTGTTTGACACCAGCAGTCTTACCTCGTTTACTAAATGGAATTTTAAAGAATGCATCTCGTGAACCAATTTGAGGTATAGTAACTGTTCCTCTATCTTTTAAACCATTAACAATATCTTGAAACTCATCTCTAAATTTACCATTATATGTATTAACATCTTCATAAAAAGAACGTTTAGATACTTCTTGTGCTACATCATAATCTTTACCTGACACACTCCTACCAGTATCATATCTAAATTTTTTAATAAGAGCCTCTAACTGCTTGTTTTCTTTCATTATCCGTACAAAACGTGCAGTTGGTTTTTGAATAAACGCACCTAATCTAGATACTTTTGGAGTAACTGCTTCAATGACATCATCTGACATTTGTATAGTTTTATCTATAATGTCACCTTTATAGTCTTCTCCACCATCAATTCTAGCTTGTCTACGTGAATCCATTGACTTATTAAACTTAGAAATACTAGCACCAGCACCTCTTAATCCTAATGGAATAGCAGCACCCATTGCACCCATAGCTGCTGTTTCTTTTAAATTAATTTTTTCTCTTCTATCGGTATTAACATCTGTAGATTGTTTTGTAAAATTTGCAGTACTACCATATAAAAAACCTTCTCCTCCAGCAAATGCAGTCATTTGATTTGCAGTTAGGGGATTTTTAATTTTCTGACCCGGAAGTTTTGCAACTCCTTTAGCGACTCCTTTAGCTATTTCTTTATTAGCTACAGCTTTAAGAGTTCCTTGTACAGCTTTACCTGCAGCTATACGAGCAGCAGCAGATGTACCTCCAGTCCAAGGGACAAGAAACAGACTTGCTAACATAGTAGGGTCTGTTATTATTTCTTTAGTGACATTAGCACCAGCCCTTGCCCATTCTATTACTCCACCTACATCAGCATTATCAAATTTATTTCGTAAATATTGATAGTCTAATTTTTGTTCATCACTAAATTTTTTACTAGCTGATACCATCTTACCAGCATCTAGTAAGTTATAATCAGCTCCTCTAAAGTAACCGAATAAATCATCTACATCTTCACCTTCACCTACAGACACTAAAAATCTTTCTGCTGTTTCTTGAAACTGTTTATCGTTTCGTAAATCGTCTAGAGTAAATTTCTTTTTACGACTTTGTAAAGTTTGGAAAGTTGTAGAAGATGAACGTTTATTGTAATCATTTAACGTTGGCATTTAAACCTCTTTTAATTATTTATATTTTACGGTAGCTACCCATTCAGGGTCAATGTCTACCCCTGTTTGTGGGTGCTTATTGATAACATCAAAGGTAACATAAAAGTCTTGGTCTTTATTTTTATCTCCTAAGTTAAAAGTTTTACCCATTTTAGGAGTATAGTCTTGCATATCTCCACCCGGAGCTTCATATCTATTTTCTCTTTGCATATATAAATTTGTATTAATATTATTCGCAACTATGTCTGCAGTTTCAGGTAATAATTTTACCATTTCTACATCAGGATTTACAAATTCAACAGAGTGAGTCTGTACATTAGGGTCGGCTCTATACCAAATAGCATTAGGTTTTTCTTTAGTTCCACCTGTACCTATACTAATTCCTCTTAATTGCATTTCATAAGCTACTTGTAAAACATCAGCTTCAGGTACATCATATTTTTTCTTTAATATTTCTGCAGCTTTTAATACATTAGTAACAAAAACACCAGACTGACCTGTTGACGTATCTTCGTTAGCCTCTCCAGTAGTAAAGTCACCATTTATTAAGTTTAATTTTATTGCTTCATCATCATCTTTTGTGCCCGTACCTTGTTCATTTGTAATATTATTAAGTCTATTTAAAATACTAGCAACAACAGAAGTTCTTTGTTTTTCATCTGCTATAGCTGCTTGTAAATTTACACCTTCTCTGGTTATTCCCATAGCTGTGTCATAAATATCTAATTGTCTAGGGTCTAAATAATCCGTAGCATCTAAATTAGGCATACGTTTATTAATATTATTTATCATTGTAAAAGTTTCTACAAACAAAGGTAAATCGTTTGCTTGTAAATCACTTAAAGCTTTTATGTTAGTAGGATTAACTCCTAAAGAAAATGCTTGTCTTACATCACCAACAGTAGGTTGATAACCTTCACTTTGAATTTTAGTTCTTATAGTTTTTTGTTGTCGGGCTACATCTTCTTTAGTAGTAATAAAATCAAATTTTTCTCGTAACGTATCTGTAACTTGTGCAACTACAATATTATTTTTTTCATCATAAGTCACGCCTTCATAAGTGTCTTCTTGCTGTGCTCTAATACGTTTAGCTTTTTCTAAACTTCGTGTAAGTTCAGCTCTTTTCTGTTGGTTTTTACCAAAAATATTACCGAACATATTTAAAATCACACCTTGTTGTTTTGGGTCATCTTCATACATCGCAAGTCGTGCATCTAACTCATCATAAGCAGCCTGATTAAATTTAGTTTTTGTTGGAGCAGTAATAGCTTTATCATCTCTGTAACCTTCAATTTCTGTAACAAGGTCTGACTTTATATCTTCAAAAAAACTCAAAGCTTTTTCTTTACTTTGCTCAGTCCAATTATCGCCTTGTAAAGTATTATAAGCATTTAAACCCATCTCACTTTGTATATGAGAGTCTGCATTAAATCTTTTAATTGCTTCTGTATTTACAAAACTATCTAAAGCTGCATTTCCTCTACGGGTCGCACTTTGATAACCTCTCCATAAATCTCTTTCACCTTTTTTAATATTCCAAATTTCATCATTATTATTAAAAACTTGTTGCATTTCTTTTTCAGTTTTAATAATGTTATTATTTGATTCTTCTTTATTACTGAGATTTAATTGACCTAAAATGTTTTCTATAACACTAACACCTATAGCTTTTTTAAATCCTGACCTTCTTTGACTAAGCAAACTTCCAGCGATTGCACCGAAATTTCCACCACCATAAATATCTTTACTTGCCATTATTCTACTCCTCTGCTTAACATACTTCTTATTTCAGGACCTTGCTCTGTTACTTTATCTAATAAACTTTTAGGAACAGTACCATTATTAATTTTTTGAGGTTCTATATCTTTGTCTATAGCTCCTTGTTTTATATCTGTAAAAGCATTTTTAAATTGATTTAATTTTTCATCTCTTTCTTCTGCTTCATCTTCTTCATCAAATTCATCTAAATCATTACCTTCGATATTATATTTAATATTAGCTTCTTCACCTATTGCCATCATTATGTACATAACAGGCTCTACTAATAATAACATAGTATCAGGATTTATGTCTCCTGTTGAAAACTTAGCATATAACACAGCAATAGATAAATCTGCAACTGCTGCACCATTAGCTAAAGCACCAACAATATTTTGCATAGGTTCTGGTTGTAGTATTTCACCAACAATAACATCTAATGCTTCTCTAGGATTTGCAAACTTTGCAGGTTTCTCCCAAGGATAAGATTGTTCAGGGTCATTCATTAATGACTGTCCCGGCAAAGCTCCTCCCTTACCAGACAAGTCTACAATTTCATCTAATCCTTCTTGACTAAATCTTTGTTCACCTCTAAGTTGTTTAGGACTACCTGTATTTGGATTTAATTGAAAATCATCAATATCAAATCCTGCATCTAAAGCATCTAAAACAATTCCTCCAGAAGCTTCACTTAAGCTACTAGATATAATTGGTTTTGGATTTCTTTTCTTTACTTGGCTCATGCATAACTCCCTGCCATTTCAGGCATACCAACAGTTTGTTGCCTATATAATTCTGAATTAATTTGATAAACTGGGTCTGCTGTTCCATAAGTCATTTGACCATAAATATCTCCCATATTAAATCCAGCACCATCAGCATAAACTTTTAATGCATCTTGATATTCTTTAGACTCATTAGATAATCCAGTCATAGTTCCACTAGCTTCTCCTGACATTAATTCAGATTGAGCATAACCACTAGCTACACTTGCAGCAACTCCTGTTCCAGTTTTAAGTGCAAAGTCTCCCCACTTATTACCAGTTAAGTATTCACTAGAAGAAACATTTACAGCTTTACCAGTAGCAGTTTCAATAATTTCTCCTGTGTCTCCTACACTATAAGTAGCAGGGTCAAATCCAGCAGCTTTTAATTGTGTATCATTCATAGGTGTTAATGCACCTTTTGTTAAAACTTGTCCAGTAGGAAGAGCTGTAACTTGACCAGCAGAATTAACATATGTACCCGTTGTAGCAGCTTTGTAATCTGCTAATTGTGTACCTTTTAAGTCTCCAGCTTTGAATGTAGCATCAGCATTGGCACTAAATACACCACCAGTTTCCGTATAACCCATTCTACCTGCTTTACTTGTTAAACCTGTAAAGTCTGTGACAGCTCCTGCAACATTTCCTGCAGCAGTACCAACAGCACCAAATGGTTTAGCAATCATTTTAGTAGCAAAGTTACCAACTGTTTGCATTGCACCAGCAAAACCAGTAGCACCTGTACCAAACAATGTACCACCTAATACGCTTTGACTAGCCCCTACCATCCAACTACCTACAGTAGATGTAGCTAACGAGCCTCCAAATGCTCCAAGAGCTGCACCTCCCGTCACTACGACTGCAGCAGCAATAGCTAATGCTTTGAGTATTTTACTTGAGCCTATTTTTTTTACGACTTTCTTAACGCCTTTAACAACTTTCTTAACGACTTTCTTTACGCCCTTAACAACTTTCTTAAAAGCTTTTTTAATTGATTTAAATAATCCCATAATATTTCTCCGTTATCCGAATAGGTCTCCTGTTATTGCTCCGATTAAATCTTGTATATTTTTTAAACTACCACCATACTTAGAAGGGTCTGAAGCTAGTGCAGTATTTACAATTTGTGATATTCTATTTTTTTCATTTTCACCTTCTCTAAAATCATAGTCGGCTTGGTCTCTCATTTCTTGCCATAAAAATGACATAGAAGTTTGTGACATATTAAATGCATTCTGTGCATTCTGCATATTGATAGCATTTTGTGCAGCAGTATTAGCAGTATTGGATTTACGCCTCCACTCTACATTTGATTGTTCAACAATAGCTTCGTTCTGTGCATTCCATTGATTCCTTGCAAAGTCTTGGTTTGCATTAAACTGGTCTACTTGACTAGATAGTTGAGTATTAAACTTTTCAACATCTGCAGCTCTTTGAGAATCTCTAGCAGCAGCAGCATTAGTTTGACTATCATTGAACTGAGCCATAGAATTAGTTTGATTAGTATTATACTGACTCATCTGTGCAGCCATACTAGCCATAAATTGGTCTGTTTGATTCTGACTTGAAGCATTAAATTGTTTAGCTGCATTAATAGATGCTTGGTCAGATAACAGTCTTTGTTGCTCTTGTTGAGCTTTCATCATGTTAGCTTGTTGATTGTTATTAAGATTAGCCATATCCATTGCTAAGAAGTTCTGAGCATTAGTAACAGCTAGTCTTTCTCTTGTAGATAAGTTTGCTAAATCCATTGAAGCCATTGCAGTTGCATTCTGCATAATTGCTTGTTGCTCTGCATTCATATCTGTAAGAGCTACAGTTTGCATAAATTTACTATTAGCTAATTCAACTTGTTGAGCAGCATTAAACTTAGTCATATCCATGTTTGCTTTTGTAGTAGCATTTTGGATAGCTGATTGTTGGTCAACATTAAGTTGAGCCAAATTCATTTGACTAGCTATTTGTGCTTGAAGCTGATTGGTCTGCATAGTCTTATTAAGATTTGCAAGTTCTGTTTTCTCTGCATTACTTAATGTTTCACTAGCAGCTAAGTTACGTGAAGATAAATTAGCCAATCGCATTTGTTGGTCATTACTTAAATTAGCAACATCCATCTGTTGTTTAAACGCAGCATTCTTAGATAAGAAGTCTGCAGCTACTTGCATCTCTGCTATTTTTTCTTGATTCTCTGCAGCTTGGTTAGCACCTTCAACATTAGCTTCTATCTGAAGCTCTGCCATTTCAACCTGTTGCTCATTGCCCAGATTTTGCATACGCATCTGTTGCTCATTCTGTGATTGAATAACAGCAGCTTGTTGTTGGTTCTGTAAGTTTTGTGTTCTTGTTTGTTGCTGTTGGTCAGCAGTTGTCATTACAGCTTGTTGGTCAAACTGACTCTGCATAACTTTCATTTGCTGAGACATTTGAGCTGTTTGACTTTCAGCACTTTGACGATTTGCTAAGTTTGCTAATTTTAATTGTTGAGCTTGAGTAGCTTCTTGCAAGTTAGCTTGTTGCTGATTACTTAAATTTTGTGTAGCTCTTTGTTGTAGAGCTGTGGCATTACTCTGTGCCATTGGTAAAGCACTTTGAATAATAGCATTAAACAAAGCATCTCTACCTACAGTAGAAACACTAAGACCTCTTCTAGCCATACCAGCATTAACTGCATCAACAGCAGGTTTAGCCCATGCCGGAACTTCACCATCTTCCATACCACCTAGTAAGCTTTCCATCTGTGAAGATACTAAAGCTTCTGTAGGTAAAGCAGCAACTGCAGCTTGTACTTCTACTGGTTCATTGTCTATCTGAGCTGTAACAGTTGCAGGGTCTTGAACAATAGCAGATGATATTTCTGGTGGTAAGTCTGCAGTCTCTGCAATCATATTTGCAGCAGCACTCTGAGCAGCTTGTCCTTTTACAGGTCTTTGTTTAGCTGCTGTATAACCAACAGTATCATTAATCGCTGCAGCAACTCCATCAGGAGCTGGTTCACCTAGTATAGTTTCACGTTCTTGTCTTTCAGCATCAGGAGTTGAATTAACTGTAGTGTCTTCTCCTTCAACTTCATCAACTAAATATGTTCCTGTTAATATGTCTTCTACATTTTTAGCTTTAGCAGCTTCTGCTTTTACTGTGTCAACACTAGCAGATTTTACATCTCCTGTTATTTGACCTTGTATATCTCCAATAGGTCCTCTAGTAACAGTACCTTGTGCAGCATCAACAGCTACATCTTTATCACCAACTGTAGCAATGTCTTGCATTTTGTTAGCTTTTAAATCTTGACCAATAGTTTCATCAGCTTGTGCAGCAGTTGAAGTTGCTACTGCTTCTTTAGGCTGGTCTGAAGCTTTAAAAGTTTTTGCATCAGTAGGCTCTGCCATAGTGGTAGTCTTCTGTGCAATAGTTGAATCAATCTGTTGAGCATCAGGTATTTTAGCAGCATCAGGAACTTTACCTTGCATTCCTTCTTCTACTCTTGTCCTAGTAGCTTGTTTTTGTTCTGTGGTTTCTCCAGCAGCTTGAGCTTCTGCAGCTTCTTTCGCAGCTTTTTCTGCAGCTAATCTAGCAGCTTCTTCTTCTGCAGCTATTCTAGCAGCTTCTGCTGCAGCTAATCGTGCAGCTCTTTCTTCTTCAGTTTCTCCAGTATAGGGATTGTTATTGTCTCTTCCTCTTCCCCTACCTCTACCTCTATCTTCATAGTAATCTTCACCATAGTCCTCAAAACCTGCAGTTGTTCCTCCGACATCAAAACCGACACGCCCACCCTTACGATAATCTTGTCTATCACTCATAGCTCTAGCTCTATTACCAGAATATTTTTTAGTTCTTTTTGCTTTTTGTTTTTTAGCCATAATTATTTTCCATTCAAGATTGTATTTTACT